GCCTCGGCCAGCTCGCGGCGAGCCGTGTCCCGCTGATCTATGAGATATGCGTTATCCCGAACGCGGATACGCTCTAAACCCTCCAGTTCAAATCGTAAGCCTGAAATGACGTGCCGCGCCTCGGCCAGCTCGCATCGTAGGTGGTCGTTCTCAGCCTCGCATTGCTCTACGTTGTTGCTGAATGCGGCGTGTTCAGCTTGGCAGTCCGCAAGCTCGCGCTCAAGGCGCTCGATCTTGACGTGCAGCGGCTTAGTCGCGGCGTCCTGAATATTTTGCAGCGCCATCCGCAGCGATTCATTGGCCCATTCTTTGTCGCTCATCGCTCGCCCTCCGGTTGTGTACGTACAATTAGAACCGAGAATATACGTATATCACTCTGGAACCTTCAACGCCTCTAGCACAAATCCTGTCCCAGATTGTGTCATCCTAACGTAGCCCGCGCGGATAGTGCCGGCGAGGATACCCTCAAAGTCCCTCATGTTAGGGAAGGCTAGATGGCTATGACGATAGGCTTCTTCATAGGGGACTGCTCCACGTGATTGAATATACTTGACAAAGCGTTCGGCCTGAACACTCTCCTCTGTCCGTCCAATTTTGCTGAACACCTTCGGCATATCCTTTTCAAGGTCGCTGACCATTGCATTAGCCGTCGCGAGGTCTTCCGCAGTGATGACTAGCTCATCCCGCTGGCTGGCGGCAAGCACCATCGCGAGCTTGTGGATGTGGGTTTGCTTGCGGGCGATGTAGCCGCCGAACCGATCCCCCTCAAGATGGGTATTTTTGGTTGTGTAGTGATGTTCATACCAAGCCGATCCCCATTTGATTGCTTCGTCGGAAAGCTTATACCCACCAATGAGGGTAATGGCTATGTGCTCAAGATCCTGAACCAGCTTCCGTTGGGTCTCTAGGAGTCCCTTCGGCACTGCCAGATTCGGGTACGGTACAAACTTCTCCTTCTGTTCTGTATACACAAAAAGGCACCGAGAGGTAAACCCGCCGCCAATGACATACTCTGGGAAATTCCCAGCTATCCACGCAGGGGTAGTGCAGGCAATCAAGTTGATCCATGGGTTCTCCACTAGGTCTTCGCCATTACCCTTGGTCATCTTCTTAAAGGAGCCTTGCTTGCTATCCCACAAGGTAACCAAGAGGTCAATCATATCTCTGTCGCTAGGGTTGACGAGGTTGCCGAATTCGCTTGATTCGAGAGTCAACGCACACTGGGTATGCCACTCACCGTCAATCTCGAAGGCTTCGTTGCAGTTAGCAAACGACGTTACAAGGGCTGGCCAGGTGACAACTTGTGGACCGAAGTTAATACCGGGCACTTGGCGCAGCAAGTCCATTGCAATGGCGACAGTGGTAGATTTGGAGACAATCCCTGGGGGCGCAACCATAACGATATAGAAATTGGCGCACCATTTGAAGTAGGCCATATCGAGCCATATACGACGTCGAAGTGCTCCAGCAACTGCTGACACGCCGGACCAGAAATGCATTCGGGCGGGTGCTTCACTGAAGGAGGCGTATTGGACGTAGGCACCGAGCCAGTCATTGAAGTTCCTCTTGCTCACGCGCAATCTCCCCACGAACGATCAGAGGTCTTCAGCCCTGTAGGGATGATGAGCGGATCTTCGTAGGGGATGGTTACTTGGGTGCAGGCTGCTAGGAGGGTGGGATCGAATGACTTGGGGAATTGACCAGCGAGGCTATCGTGGACCTGAAGAAGGACTTGCACTTCGGGCAGATGGTCGTATAGGTTACGCCATATACGATTGATGGTGATTGCAACTGTTGACTGTGGAATCCAAGCCAGTGCTTCCGGCAGCATTCCCTCAACACGGTCAAAGTAGAATCGGCGGTAGCCATACTTGTTCTCCACGTAGCGGCGTGTATGGAGCTGGTGTTCGGTGCGCTTCTGCCAAGAGCGAATGCCGGGGTGTGCCGCGAACCAGCGGTCCTGCATGCGGGTAGCTTCAGCCACGGTTAAGCCGCAGTTGATCGCCATTGTTCTGGGGCTGCCGCCGTAGTTAGTCCCATGCACCCAGGTCTTTGCCATTTGGCGGGAGCAGTGGAGGAGCTTGGAATTCTCTGAGTGGATATCCACACCCTCCCGAAGCATCTGTTTTAGCTCCGCATCGTCGGCCTCCCATACGACAACTTGTAGATCTGCGCGGTCCAGGTCCATGTCAAAGAAGGTGTATCCGGGGTCTGGAATGAAGATCTTACGGATGTTAGGAAGGGAAAGATCATCCGGGTCTTTGGCGGCATGTCCCTTGGGGATGTTCTGTAGGTTAGTTCCACTACCAAACGCATTCTCGCTGGAAGAGAAACGATAAGTCTCTGTACCGCATATGTTGTAACTACATCGCATACGTCCGTCGTAGTCGAGAGGAGCTTGGACGAAGGTTCCGAGGAAAACTCCGAGGCTTCGATATTCCCTGATGGCCCTGACGAGAGGAGATATGATAGGCTCTTTAAGCATGAGCCTGTCGAGTGCGTCGTCGTCGAGTGTTGGCTTGCCGGTTCCTCGCTTAATAATGACTGGTAGCTTGAGGTCGTCATAGAATAACTCCTTCATTTGCTTGGGTGAACGGGGGTTCAGAGGGTGTCCCAAGATTGACTTGAAGAACTCTTCGCGCTTGGTCATTTCCTCCATCAGTTCCATTGTCATCTGGTTGCGGGCGGTCTTGTCAATCAAGACGCCTCGGTTCATGGCCTGGAGAACAGGCCAGAACATGGATTGCTGGAATGCGTCAACTTCATGCAGGCCCATGCTGGTTATCATTTCCCGCTCGACGGCAGCACATTCTTGTGTGCGGACGCAATCCTCAGCGTTGTACCGCCAAAGGGACTCTTCGCCCATGTGCTTGTCCCACTGCTTGCCGTCGTCTTTCCAATAAACGTACTGCTCGTTGTACATCGAGGCCTGAAAATCGAGACGCTTGGGTAAGCCGGCGAACGCTACATGGTGGCTGATCATTGTGTCCTGGGTGACACGGGGGATGAAGTGCCAATGGCGGTAGGTGTACTGGCTGTCGTAGAGGAGGTTCTGGCCGACGACTCTGATGTTACGGTGTGTAAGAAGGAGATATATGCGATATACAATCTCCGCTTCCTCCCAGTCCGCCCAATAGCCATCCATGCTTTCGACACACATGAAGGGAATAGAGATCGCATCGTTGAGGCTCCAAGAGATGCCGGCGCAAGCGATGTGACCAGCACGAGTTTCAAGGTCGAAAGATACTTCAAGCGGACCATTGTCGGCTTTGGTAATCAGTTCATTGAGGGTATCGCAAGCAGCCAGAAAGGAAGGACGAATGAGGAAGTTCCACTGAGGGACCGGCCATGGCTTGGTGCGGTACTTGGCGGCTCGGCGGAGGTCGTGGACGGCGATGGCCCGCCAGTCCCATTGACGGAGGACCGCGGCTGGATGGTATGTTGGCAGGACGCGGATGCCGTCGCGCTGGAGCATACTGCCTCGCCACTTGGTGATACCCCAAATCCCAGTCAGTGCCCAGAGAGGGATATTACCCAAGGTAATAATGATACCCGGATTTACCGCTTTGATTTCTTGTAGCAGTAAGTTATAGCCATCAATGATAGGTTGCTTGACCCATTTATCATGAAGCTGGGTGTGTTCAGGAGTTCGGTCCTTTTTAGCGTTGGCAATGAATAAGTTAATGTCATTACCCGGTGGGCGCTGCCGGCAGACGTTGGTGATGAAGCACTCTGAACGGGAGATTCCCGCTTCGTGAAGCATCTTGGTGAGTTCGTGACCAGAGGCACCGACGAATGGCTCGTTACGGGCTTCCTCTTCAAATCCGGGGGCTTCCCCGACTACCATAACTTGCGCAGGGATAGGTCCGGAGGGACGGACTTGGATAGGCATAGGTGAGTCTCACTTGAGGGATTGGATACGCTTAATCGCGATGCCATAGGCAGCCGCGTTGAGTTCGATTCCAATAGCCTGGCACTTTAATTCATGAGCAGCGGGGAATATCGGGCCGCTCCCACAGAAAGGATCGAGAACGGTATCACCTGGACGAATGCTGCGACGGAGGAGGTCAGTGTAGAGGGCAACAGGCTTTTGAGCTTGATGACCCAGGTTGTCGTCGGAAGAATGGGTGATGATATCAGGGAGGAGCTTGGTAACACGACGATCTCCTTTCTTCGCGTAGAGACACAGCTGGTACTTGCGCTGTGGGCCGTGTTCAGGCCACGGGGCACGCATGGCAGTGGGGTTGTGCCAGACGATAGGGGTGCGGAAGGTATCCCAGCCAGAGGATGTGAGATAGCTCTTCAGGAATACGAAGTTGTCAATATCGCAGAAAACGTAGAGATGGGACTGAGGCTTGGCAACACGGAAGGACTCGGCGGCGAAGACCTGCATGAGCTTGGACCAAGTGTCGAATGAATCGTCGTAGAAGTGAGAGCCGCCGGTACGCCCACCACTGTCGCCATACTGATCAGCGTCGATACCATAGGGAGGGTCAGTTAGGATAACATCGACAGACTCGGCTTTGAGGGTGGGTAGGATCTCAAGGCAGTCTCCGTGTAAGAGCTGATGGACTTCCGCTGTGAAGCTAGCACCAATGAGTTCAGCGAGGTCGGCATTCTTCTGGATCTCTTCCTTGCGCTTGAGGATCTTGAAAGCATCGTCGGCTGATTTAGCCTTAGCGATATCGGGATCAGCAAGATGGCGGGAGACAAGAATCTCTTTGCGGGTTTCATCGAAGGCGCCGCCGGAGTCACTGCGAATCTCCCTGGCAATATCCCCCATTGTTGGAGGAACTTTGCCATCTCGCTCAGCCTGCATTTTACGCAGCTCGAATAGTTGGTTGGTTGCTTGTGCTTTTTCTTGCCAGGTGAGGTCGAGCCGCCGGACATTCTCTTCCAGCTCCATCTCGAAAGCATCAATGGGGTCCATCTCGCCTTGGTAAATACATGGAATAAACCCTTCTTCGAACTCATGCTCCCCGCACCGGACCTTCTGCCCGAAGTTCCAGACGTACATCATAGCTTTGATACGCCGCTCCCCTGCCACAAGGCAGATCCGTCCATGGTCATCCTTACGAATGACGACGGGCTGGATGAGTCCATTCTGGCTGATGGAGTTCGCGAGCTTGATTATTTCTTCCGCCTTGAACTCCCTGCGTTGCCGATTCTCTGGGACGACTAGGCTATGGATCTCTACGACGTGAAGCTGCATTTCTTACTCCGGGTCCTTGAGCATAGGCTGCCAGTGGGTAATCGTTAGCCATTCCGGTAGTCTTCGGTCAGTCAAGTCAAACCACTCTATGCCCCAGCCCCTATAGAACGGAGTTACCATAGCTTCGGGCTTGCCTCTGTGCTTTGACGTAGCCGCGACCAGCACCAATAACTTTTCAGGGGGTAGTGTTGAGCTATCATCCGCATCAATCTTGATCCACATGTCTGTCTCCAAAAAAGAGCGGGGCTCACAACCCCGCCCAAGGGGGGGAAATGGACTAGGCCTTGGCTACCGAGTCGATCTGGTCGAAGATGTCGCCTTCGTAGGTACGGTGGCTGATCTTGACCTTGATCGTGCGACCCTGCATAGCGCGGAAGGAGAAGGGCTCTCCCGCCTTGTTCATGCCGAGGGCTTCGCGGTAGCGGCGGAGCTTGCCGTTCTTACCAGGGCTGGTGTCAATAGTCCCAGCTTCAGTCATGTCGAGCATGATGCCGTCGGTGAGGGCGACCTTGGTCACTCCGATCTGGACATCGGGGTAAGCGGTCAGGTCAATCTCCACTGGGACATCCATCACGACGCCGGACTGAGTGGGGTCCTTCCTGCCCTGCCAATTGCGGGCCTTGACTTCGCCAATGATGCCGACGAAGTCGCGGCCTGCGGGCAGCGGTGAACGCTTGGTGCTTGCTTCCGTGATGGTTGCATCGAGAAAGGCACTTGGATCAAAAGTTGACATTGCTTGCTTCCTGTTGAATTACGCAGAGATTGCTTGGACATTCGCGGTCTGCGTGGCCGACGAATCTGTAGAACCGCCCCGCGATCTCCACTTCGCAATGATCGCTCCGAAGTCCTGGGGAATGGCGTCAGCGATTGGGAGGTTGCGGGCTTTGAGATCGGCAGAAGGATTGGCGGTGGACCAGAGGAACTTCGTACCCTCCCGGTAGCTCAGGATGACATCACTGAACATCGGGGGGATCTTAGGAGCCAAAGCCTTCCCGAGCGTGGAGACAGTAATTTTGACCCCACCGAAAACCTGATCGACTTCTCGCTCCACATGGGCGGTAAGCACGAAATGACAACGACATCCATCGGTAAGCTGGCGGACAAGCTTTTCAATCTGATCCTGAGCGATTCCCCAGTCAGCTTGTGATTTGACAGGCTTGCCTCCAACGACCAGGCTGAGGGCAATTGGATTGATTCCAGTGAGCGAATCAATGGCGAGACATCTATCGGGTCCCCAAGTGTCCACGGCTCCAAACTTTTTGCCAGTTCTATCGTCTGGAAAATCTGCGAGAGCACGGAGGAGACTAACAAACTGGTTGTGTTTGGCACGATCAGGGTCCTGCATCTTATGAAGGGATTCTTGGGTGAAGGTGTTGATCTTGAGGGCGGCATCAGCGAGAGTGCCGAAGCCGAGGGTGTCCTTGGGGAGGATGTGCCAGTGGACATTCGGGGGGACCGGCTTGCCTTTGTCGGTCCAGTAGCCCAAGAGGGTTTCCAGACCGGCTTCGGTGAACAAGCAAAACAGTTCCAGCCCCGCATCGGCTAGGGTGCCGAGGGAGTGGGTCTTGCCCGTGCCGGTGGGACCTTCGACTAGGACGTTGACGCCTGGGAGGAGGGAGGTTGTCATGGTGCTGGTATCCTTAGAATGGTACGTCGTCGAGTTCTTCTTGGGTTAGTGTTACCTTGGCAGTCTTGCCGATGTACTGGCTGTTCCACTTGAACAGCGTCAATACAAGCATCGGCCGGGACTGGAGAACTACACATGGATTGAGCTTGATGCGGATGCTTCCGTCATCGTTGGTCCAGGCGGCTCCAATTTGCCCGCGCTCTTCGGTGTCTCTGTCAAGGCAGCGGAGTTCCCAATCTGGGGTCCGCCCGCGTTCTCTGGTAGGTGGTTTCATGGTGAATATGCCTGCATGTGGAGTTGAAATTCCCGCTTGACTAGTTCGTCGGGGAGTGCCGCGAGTAGGGAATCGTCGATCACGCCCCAACCTTCTTCAATGAGGATTGAACCAGGGACGGGATGCCACTCGTCGGCATAGCTAATACAACCACAGAAAGCTGATCGCGGCCAAGCGAAGGTATCCCCTTCGAGAAGGAGCATTGCCCAGGTCCGTGTACAAGCGGGACATACAAGGATGGTGGATACTGCTACGTGGGTAGAATTAGAGAAAGAATGATGCCGCTCTACATGGTAGAGCTTGTCATTCAGCATGATTTGCTGCTCAAGGATCACTTGATGGGTGTCTCCGTTCTCGTTACGGGGTCCCAGTGGCGACGCTCGAAGTAGGTTTCGAGCCACGGGGTTTCATCCTGGCTGGAACATGCCGACCGAAAGCCGCACCCACCATAGTCAGCGCACGAATGGTCGAGGTTGAAGCGCCACCGATCCTTTTGCCAACACAGCATAGCATCTTCAATCCACTCAATCATTTCTCTGTACCAACGATCTACTTGCCACGCTGGGCGGTACGAGATCGCTTGCTGGGTGTCGTACTTGGTTTTGAGGATTGAGACGCCCCTGACAATGACCCCATCAACGCGGATTCCCGCTTCGCGGCATCCCCAAGCATAGCCGCTAAATTGCGCGCGCAAATCCCACTGACGGGACCACGTAGCTCCGAGTGAAGTGGCAGTCTTCTCATCACATATGAATATGCCACCTGCGTAGTTAAGTATTGCGTCCATTCGGCCTGAGTAAAGAATGGGATTTCCTGTTGCGGGATGGAGGATAGGAAGTGGATGAACGAAGCTAAACTCAATTCCGCGCTTTCCTGACGGGAGAGTGATTGGTTCACAGTCGCCTTTCTCAAGTGGGTAGTTGGCGAAGTAGAATTCGAGGGCTCCGGCTGTACGCTCGCACGACTTGGCTGAGTCCGGCGGGCATTCGAAGTCACCGTAGAATTCGATGAGCTTCTTGAGGCCAAGGGCATAGGCATCTTCCTGGGGATAGTTGTCTACGAAGAAAGCGTGGCGAGCCGCCTCGACTCCGGCGGCAAAGGCACCGCCGGCTCGCAGATGAACGGAGGGATCTTTCGACTTCCATCCTTCGATGTATACCTTCCGGAATAGTTCGGGGCATGACTTGAATGTAGCAAGCATCGAAGAATCAAATACTTCGGGAAACTTGGTCATTGCTGAATTACTCTGGCTGGTGGGTGAGCGCGAGGAACTTTGCGCGACGCTCGTTCAGCCGCTGCATGGTGCGCTGGTGAGTGGCGAGAGCTTCTTGATGCTCAGCGTGTATTTCTTCTAGTGCGCAGTTGACTGCGACGGCAGTGGGAAGCTCAGGAAAGTCTACCTCAACCCAGGAGCTGGTGCGTGCATAGCCCCTTGGCATAGCGCCATCATCAAAGGGATAGTAAGCAACCCAGTCGTATTCAACATGCTTGAATGCAGCGATTTTAACTTTCATGGTCTGTCTCTTGGTGGTGGTTAAAGATGATTACTCTGTGTCTTCTGGCTTGGTGTTCCATTCTTCCCAGTCTACCATGCCCCTATCCCCGAAGAAGCAGGGGCCGCAGAGCTTGGTATCAGGTACTACATGGCCCTCGACTATGACAGTCGGTGAAGCACCGCACTTGTAACAGGCTTCTTCAAAGTCAGGGCGATAGATCATAGCCCCTCCAAGTCCTTGAGCATATCTTCAGCAGACTGGGCAGGAGCGCGGGAAGCCCGTGGCTTGGCTGCGAGGGAAGCCTCACTGGCGGTACGCCTACCAGCTCGGAGAGCTGCAATCGCTTCCCGCATCTCGTCAATGGTCAGGATATTGGCAGCGGCTTTCTGCCGCCAAGTCGCTACTCGATTTGCCAGATCAGGACTCAACATATTTTACACCTCTAAGTGTCTCCCGAAGGAGAGTGATTGTGGCGTCACTGCCACGGACAATAGCAGTCGTAGGGAGGTTGCAGTACTCCCCAAGATCAAGGGTCTTCGTATCGAAGAACTCTCGGATACGGTCGATGAAGAATTGCTGGTATGCCCCCTTCGGTACACGATCTTCCAGGGGGGAATAGAGATGGATGTCGAGCTTGGCCCGAATGTCCTCGGGCAGCGTGGTAGTGAGCTTAATAGGACGTAGGATGTCGGGCTTACGCATTCGGGTCTAACCTCATTGAAGAGTCGATTTCATCCCGCCATTGCTGGAGGGTCTTACCGTCACGGTTCTTGAAGTACCAGCGGAACCTGTCAGTATCGAAGAATATACGCTCGACTTTAGGGGGGAATTTAGCTGGGCGCCCATTCCGGCGGCAGCTATCGAGGAGAGCATCGAGACAGTCGACGGGAACAGAGACGGAGCTACGTTCAAGGATCTTGGTGCGGTTACTCATCGCAAGGCTCCTCCGGCTCAAACTCTGGGCCTTCGGCTTCGTAGCGACCGTCGTATTCAGTGGCATCGCCGCCGCACTTGGGGCAGCTGTATTCAATGGTCTTGGTAACTGCCTTCATCCCCCAGGCTTCTGATACCTCGCGGCATTCTTTCTCATTGGGGTCTTCCCCGTACCATTCACAGTCAATGCACATCCAAAGCGGATCATCGACTTGGTTAAAGGGAGCGTCTGGATGATAACGACCTGTCACGTGGTCATCTATCATGCGGGAAAGTCTGGAATCGTGGGTCACTTGAGTCTCCTTGACGGTGTACGTATGTTCCCGATTGTCATTATACGTACAGAACCCCCAGCGGGTCAATCAAGTTATTCGTTTTTCTCCCAAGTAAAAGAAAAGGGGCCATTGGCCCCTTCTCCCGCTTCGCCCCGGAGACTCACTTCCAGGCGAAACTTGGCGTCCCGCGATACGCCTTAGATCGTGGCGAGCAGCGCGTCGGTGTCGATCTTCGCGCCCTTGGCGGCCTTCTCCGCTTCGAGGCGCTCGACAATCGGCTTGACCTTCGGGCTGTTGCGGAGGGCGAGCTTCTCGGCCTGGCTCTTGCCGGTGAGGAACTCCTTGACCTGCTCCTGCGAGCGGCCAGAGAACTCCATCAGGGCACGAAGCAGGACGCTGGTGCCTGCCATGCCGCCGCCTTCGCGCTTGATCGACCACTCACACTTCTGAATGCGCGAGTCCAGGTCATCGACCGCCAGCACCATGTCGTCGATGTCTTCGACACCAGCGGTTTCGTCACCGTACTTCTGCTCGGCGCCGTGGCCAGCAAAGCGCGCGATCAGTTCCTGTGGCAGCCAGAACGTGCGGGTCTGCCCATTGCG